ATTTAATGTGGCTGTAATCTCCGATGATCGGGTAGAAGTAAAGTTTAACATTAAGGATGGGATTGTTTTGGTGGCAGGAGACCAGCACTATCATCCTAGCGGTATTCCTGTGATGCACAAGGCAATGGTTTACTTCGCTAAGAAACTCAAACCTTTTGCTATTGTGTGGAATGGAGATGCCTGTGACTTTCCTAGTATCAGTCGGCATCCATCTATCGGACATGAGAGCTATCCGACTGTTAAAGAGGAACTTGAGATTGTCAGAGACAGATCAGAGGAAATCATCAAGGCTAGTCCAAATTCTAAGAGAGTGTGGAATCTTGGCAATCATGACATGCGATTTGAGTCTAGGTTAGCTGCGGTTGCTCCTGAATACTCTGACGTTGAAGGTATCCATCTCAAAGACCATATCCCAGGCTGGATTCCTGCGTGGTTTGTGACTGTCAATGAAGGTCAGCCTTCGCATACCGAGATCAGGCATCGGGAGAAAGGCGGCGTTCACGCTGGATACAACAACACAAAAGAATCTGGTGTAAATATCGTCACCGGACACGATCATAGGGCAGATGTTGTTGCTTATGATGACCGCAGAGGACGTAGATACTCCGTCCGTCATGGTATGACTGCAGACTCATGCCGCGATCCGCAATTCGTCAACTACCTTGAGGGTAGAAAAACCAACTGGCAATCTGCTATGGCAATCCTGACTTATAAAGATGGAGTTCTACTGCAACCTGAACTGGCGCTGCGGTTTGATGACAACAGCTTCCAGTTTCGCGGGGAAATCATCAAGGTTTAGCTTCTAAATCAATAAGAATCTCGATAAAGTGCTTTGCCTTTTTTAAGTCCTCTACTCCATTCTTTTTGCGCCATCGAGATATATATTTAATTACACATCCTTCAATGTAAGGAATGTTGTTTTTGTGGATGAATTCAACCGGCTGGATAGCCATGTCTTTGTAGTGGCCTCCGCCGATCTGAATATCTAATGCTTTTTCTGTCATGTGTTCTTTTCCTTTAGTTTGGCCTCGAAGTTTTTCCAAGTTTGCACTGCGCTGGTTGACCAACACGCCGCCGCTTCCTCATCTGTCAGCCCAACCCATTCACGCTTATGCTCACCCTGCTTCCAACTAACAGTGGCTTCGGCAGCGTAAAATCCTTTTTTCTTATGCTCTGATATTTCCCCTGCCGATGGCCAGCCTAGTGCTATTTCCCAAGCGTCTGCTTCACAAGATGCGTGGCCTAGCCAGCGCACCCCCGCAGGCCCAACAATTACCCACGGCATCAGTGGTTTCATTTCTTTAGTCACTTTCACGATTTTCCTCCGTTCAGTTTGTCGAGTGCGGCTTTCGCAGCGTCCCAAGCGTCATGCTTTCTATCTGAGATGCGTATTACTTCCTGAGCCTTCAGCCGTTTCAGTTCTGATAGGAATGTGGTGGTCATAACTCGCTCCTTTCCTGTTCTGCATCCTTCGTGACTTCCGGCAAAAGGATCGACGGCGGCGAACCCGTCAGCCATATCACTTGGTCAACGTGCGTTATCCGTTGAAAAACATTGATGTTCTTATATTGCCAATACCATACAACCCCGTTTGAGGTGATATGCACTCTCGCTATTCCAGAGTCGCAAGAGTTTCGCCAAGAGATGTACTGCCATCCGAACAGAAAGTTAAGTAATTTGTAAATCATTTCGTCTCCTCAATCCATTGAAGTTGAATCATCATTATCTTCTCATTCCCTCCAATAGTTTGTTTAACGCCTCTCTGTTTTCTGCTGAAATCTTGTTGTCCATAGGTCGCGGAAGGCTCAAGGGTTTGTCACGTTGCGCCAGAACGCGCAGAAAGTCCTTTGGTGTTGGGAAGGTATCGGAAATCGCGCACAACTCCGTAAAAGCCGTTTTAATGCGTTTCTTGTCTAGTTTTTCATCCCATGAAATCGGACGAGAAAGTAGGGTTTCTGTCCAGACTTCTACCGTCCCTCTAATAACGTCAGAAGGAGGCGCGTTTTTCAGTCTGATAGACAGAAGTTTCTGGATACCCTCGATTACTTCGTTTCTTAACCACATATCTTCAACCTCTGAAGATCAACGATAGCCGCTAAAGTTTGTGATGTTTTAGGTGCTATGTCAATAATTACTTCATCGTCCCATCTCTCTTGCCTAAGCCAAGTTGCGGGATGCGGGATATAGGTTCCGCCATCTTTTTGCCATTGTTCCTGTTGCTTTTGTTTTTCTATTGCTTCCAGGAGGATGTCTAATGACGGTCTTATGTTTTTTGTTCTATCCCATGCTGTTCTGGCCGCACCTTTTGCTACTTTTCTTGGATATGCTTTCCAGAAGGTGTCAAAGTCATTCATCTTCTTCACCCATTTCATATTCAAGATCAAGACTTCTTGCTGCCATATCGCACAGGATGTTTGCTTCTTCAGGATCAATTGGCAGCTTAAATACTAATGTATCTCTCAAGGTCTCGATGTCTTCGTAGGTCAGTTTCATGGTTTCTCCTATGGTGGGCAAGGCCGGAATCGAACCGGCATGGCTTTCGCCGAGGGATTTTAAGTCCCTTGTGTCTACCAATTTCACCACTCGCCCGTTAATTTAAACCTTCTTTTCAAGCTCTATTCGTTTCTTTCTCAACACTTCTATTTGCTTGAGTATGTTTTCTTTGTGCGTCTTGAATCTTTTAATCATCGGCTGAAGTTCAGCAGCGTTGAGCCTTCTGGACATCTTGTGGATTCTTGACTTGTAGTCTTCGTTTTTGTTTCTCAACAATGACAGTTTCCTGTCTATTTCGACTATCTTGTTTGTAATGACTCTTTCCTCTACAGATAAACTCTTTTCCTCCCTTTCATTGAACTTGATGAGCCTGGCAGGTTGATTGATCTGCACAAATCTAGGCTTTAGCGCATCCATGAATGTCATGTCTTTTTCCTTGTCGTCTTTTTGGTTGCTTTACGTTTGTATTTTCGTTTAACAACATTCACATGGGAATTGAATTCTTTGTCTGCTGTTTGCTTTTCATGCGATTCCTTGATAAGCACACACCAGAACAGATAAATCATGTACACAACACCAAGAATCAAAATGCCTAATAAAAATTCACTCATCATCATCTCCTAAAAAGTTAGCCTACTCGCTGCGTTTTATTCTCCAATCAATGCTGCCGTGTTGGTATCAAATTGCGCGTTGCCACTCCCCGCTAATTCCGTTTCTGTGATAACCGTTTGCCATTAAAACATGCTGGGCGCAGTTAATCACCATATCTGGATCACAAGTTCCGTCTACTTTCCAATCACCGGATGAAATGGCTGACTCAACAGCGTTGAGCAAACAAGCAAGTGCGTCGTTTGCTTGCATCAATTCGTTCATGTGAATTCCATCCGTTTTCAAAAAAGTAAGCCTACTCGCTGCGTCCGATGCACCAACAGGCGACTTACACCGGCATCCGCTTTCGGCTATTTATTAGATTACTTTCCTAAGTGGGAAAACCTCAGACTTTACGCGCTCGATCTCATCTTTTGTGATAGTACGTCCAGATGAGTCTTTATAGACAAACGTATTATTGCTGTCGATTGCGTATTTATTTTTGCTCCGCAGATACTCTTTTGCTTTCCCAAGTTTTTCCGTATAGGTCTTGTCTTGCTTTGTTGACGACTTTTTTGACTTTGTGGAACATGAGTTCATTGTCGTATCCTTGCTCTTTGAGTACAAAGATAAGTTCCTCAACTTGTTGAGCGAGTTCTGAAACATGGAATCGAAGTTTGTCAATTCTTTGCTCCCCTAAGATTGGATTTACCATTAGTTTTAAACCTCATAAATTGGAGTGTTATTTCTATGCCATTCTTTATGACATGTTTCGCAAAGCCATCTTATTAAAAGCGGTTTAGTGTAATCATCATGGTGGCTTTCAATTTTTTTAGTTGAATTACAAATTGAACAATTATCTGGCTTTATAATTTTTTTCCTAGCTATAGCATTTGCAATTATTTGATGCGCTGCACGGCGAAGTGGATAAAGATACCTATACTTTTTAATTGCTTTTTTATGAGATAACTTGCCACTTTCTGTTTCACGGTATTTTTTTCTTGCCTCAATTCTGTGGGGAAGATTTGCACGATTTTTTTCATATTTTTTTATTTCAATACTTTTTTTTATGCGCCTATCTTTTTCAAAAGCAATACAACAAGATTTGCATGAATGAATTATGTATCCATTTTTTTTGTAAAAATTATCAATGCTTTTTACTTCCCCACATTTTTTACATTCTTTCATAGTAAATTCCATTTGATACACGGAATCTACATTATATACCATTTCACCAAGGCAAGTCATCCTTCATGTCTTTAAGTTCTTTTTTGGGCGGATTATCTGAACGGCCTTGAATCTCCTTTCCGATCTTGATACGCACAAAAGTGTTTCCATTGCGGTCTTGCTTTTCCCAAACGTCAAGAAAATGAGTCTTACCGTCAGGCAGCAAGACTTTACCTCGCATGTCTGCGTGCCAATCTTCTTTCTTTTCGTTCTTAAATGCCGATCCTTCACCTGCTTTCATTTCGTAAGCCATATATCACCTATGAGTTAATTGCAAAAACATCTCGTCAACTTCTTCGAGAAACCTCATTGCTGCATGTAAAACTTCGTCTAGTTCCTCCTTCGTTGGCGTGTAGACTTTGTGGAAAAAGTTAATGTCTTCTGGGAGTCTTGGGTCGTATGCAACAAAGTGAACAAAAGATCTTCCGGTGCAAAGACACTGAACGCACATCTGCTTCTTGTAGTCTTCAGGAATTGTATCCTTTAACAAATACTCCAGCATAGTCTTTTCTGTCGGACATTTAATTTCTATCAAACCACCATCAGAAGTCAACCCGTCTGGAGAAGCGCCAAAGTTATCAACACCACCAGAAAACTCAATAAAACCAACGTCTTCGATAAGAATACCCGTCTTCTGCTCAAATACCTCTTTCGCCAACGGTTCATGCTCGATCCCATGTTGCATTGCGTCAGTAACGAATTTAGGTACGATCCTACCTGTAAGTCTTTCAAGTAGGATTTCTTTCTTTAGTTCATACCGCTTCGAGGATTCCTCTGGAGCCTTGCCAGCCTTTGCTTTTAGGAAAGACATAGCTGCTGCCATCCGAGAGGCTGTGAGCTTACCAGTCCTCTCTGAGTGCCATTCTCCAGTGTTCTGGAATTGGTTAGACTCTCTCACTTGAGTTTTCCCTTCATTTCGTCTTTAATGTCAGCTACCGCAGACCGTTCAGATGAAGTCATCTTCGAGTATGCGTCTTTCAATTGTTCAAGGTTTTCGCAAGCCTCAAGAATAAACTTCAATGTTTCACGATCCCTGTCATCGGGTTTCTTTTCTACTTTTACTGTAGGTTTTGACGCTGCGTTACCGTCGTCATCTTCTGGAGCGATACCACAGGCTGCTTGTAGGCTGTAACGCCGCGCGTAGGTCAGAGCCGACCCATAGCCTTGTGGGTCTTGTTTGGAAGCTGGAACATGAAGCCTGCCACCTGAAATGTGTTCTCCTGATTCGTGGAGAAACATTGTTTCAACGATAACACCATTGTCGCAAGGATGAGTAAATTGCATCAGCATGATGCCGTTGTTATTTAAAGCATCAATTACTGCCTCGACGCAATTAGACAAGTCGGCATACCGACTTCTAAAATGAGGGTTAGTCGAAGTCTTTAGAGCTGGCCCAAATTCCTTCTGAGCTTTTACGAGTGCGGCTGCGATTGCTTGCATGATTCCTCCGAGTGATATTCTTCAAGAATTTCGATAAGACGTTTCTGGACTGTTTCATATGGTAAGTATTGAAGTTCTTTGCAGTCTCTAATAAATTCCGCAAGACCACAAAATCTACCTAATGCTACTGCTTGTTTGGGTGTCATTCTTTCCCCCACGGACATTTGAGAGCGTTACAATGGATTTCCCGATACCACTTGTCGCCAGTGTTGTGTGGGTCTACTTCAATCTGACCCCACTGACAATCTTTACATTCTGGTATCTGACATTCTCCGCTGCCAGGACGGTGCGGGAATTTGTAGGCATTGCAGGTGCAATTCATGTTGTCTCCTGTTTTGATCCGGTCTTCAGGTTTCGACCGTGGAGTGATATTAAGGCGTTAAAGTATATCTGTCAACAACTATTTTCTGTTAATAAACAAAGTCTTATAAAAAAGTTTCTTTTTTTGGTGTGATCGTTCCAGAAAGAGGTATAATCTTTTTGCCTTGAAAAAGGTCGCTCTGTGGCGGAGCTGTTTGAACTCAGTACCCCTACGCATGGGTTTTGGTCTTTGACGTGCGACTGTTCTGGGTTCCAGCGCCCGTCATCGCCACGACCTAAAGCCCAGCCGTAGGGGTTTTTTCATGGCCGCACTCCTCGCGTAGCAGTGGGCTTGAATGGGCCGCCAGGAAGAAAACACATGGAGCGTACTCACACGGTGCGTATCCTTCGCGGCGTGTCAGAGAGCGACCGCACAAGAATCGAGGTTCAATGGTGAGACAAGCCTTGATTCGATGACTCTCTGCCTTCGGGTGCTGTAGGTCTTTCAGGAATCATTGAACGGCTGGCAGAAGTGATAGGGGCTATCACCTTTGGGGAAGCTATGTCTAAAGAAAACATGCTTAAATATGGAACGATCGTACCCAAAAATAGAACATAAATAATTGTTGCCTTTTTGCTTGGAAACTGTTAAAGCCAGTGCGTAAGCAAGAAGGGTTTAGTAAAATGTTATAAGCCAAGCCGGTAGTGGCTGATTCTTGCGTCATGGTACGCAAAAAAACACCGGCAGCAGAGGCCACAATATCCCTCCGGTGGTGACTCTGCACCCCCCTATTGACATTCGTTAAAATTTAACTGATGATAGACTGCAAGCTAAACGGTTCAGTGTATGACTTTAATTGCGAACACTGCAAAACAAGGTTTATCCTGACTGAACCATGTAAGGTTTACAGAAAAGCGTTGGTAGATACTTTAACAAAGAAATGGGGAGCTTTTGACTCATGGAAAGAGAAGCCGCATTGCTCATGTCACCAAAGATGTCAAAGAAGGGAAAAGATAACTGTCTCCAGGTAAAGTTAAGTGGAGACTTGATTGATGACATTACTTTAATGGGTCTCAAGCAAAGTCTGGAAGATTTAAGGTATTACGAAAAAGGTAAGGTCAAAATCTTTGAAGACGATCTTACTAAAGATAAAAAAACAATTAAAAAGTTTATTGATGCGTTTGAAACTGTGTTAAAGTTTTATGCGTAAAAAGTTAGTACCTTTAAAGACTTTAGAGAAGAAGCTGGACAGAGTTTTTTCTCTGTACATCAGACTAAGAGATGCGGACGAAGGTGGGACAACTCAGTGCGTGACTTGTGGCGCTTACAAGTACTACAAAGATATTGACGCTGGACACTTTATTAAACGTCAACACAGGTCAACCAGATGGGACGAGAGGAACGTACATCCTCAATGTACTAGGTGTAATCATTTTATGTCAGGTAGGCAGGATGATATGAGTTTGTACATCCTTCGTTTATACGGAAAAGACACTTTACTAGAATTGATGCAGTTAAAGTATCAAACAAGAAAGTTTACGCGGACTGAGCTGGAAGATTTAATAAAACATTTTCAGGAAAAGACAGAGGCATTAGATGTCCGACGAGATTGATCGAGCTAATGAGCATCAGGACGCCATGACTGACGCTGAAGTAAAAAGAATCAGAAAGGCTGCGAAACTTCAAAAAGGAGAGCCTGGCGAGTGCGACTTATGTGGTGAATGGTCTGGAAGATTGATTAACGACGTCTGTGCGCCTTGTCGTGACAGGTATAAACTTAAATGAGACGACACCTTTTGCAGTATCACGTTAAACGGATTCCAAGCTGTACAAATTATGATGAGTTTTGGGAGTGGAGAAAACTAGCTAATGCTTCACTACCGCCGTATTCAACTTGGTTCTGTACTGATTGCACTAAAGAGTTTCAATCGAAGATGATTAAAGAAAACAAGTGCGATCATCCGTATATAAGTTTCAAGCTAGTTCACGGAGATATTGAAGGTTATGTATCAAAGCAAGATGATGACACTCACAACAAAGTAGTCTCTAAACTAAACGGAGTCAGCCATGAGCCAGAATGATTTAGTATTGGATTACATTAAACAATTCAATTGCATTACCTCTCTGGAAGCTATTAAAGAATTAGGTGTAACAAGGCTTGCGAGCCGGATTTATGACCTAAAGAAAGAAGGGCACGAGTTCGATACAGAGGATATTAAAGTAAATACAAGGTCAGGATATACAACTGTAACGAAGTACAAGCTAAAGGAAAAACATGGGCAAAATTGAGCGTATCTTAAACGTATTACAACAGGGTCAATTTACTGCGAAACAGATTCAGCAGCAGACCGGGATAGACAATATCCACGTATTACTTTGGCATTTAATCAAAAAAAATAAGATTAAAAAGGAAAAAGTCGAGAAACAAAACGCAGGAAAAGGGCCGAAACAACATTTTATTTACTCTTTAATAGTAGTCCAGGATGCCTAAAGGAAGGCCAAGTAAGCCAAATTCTAAATGGTTAAAAAGGTATATAACCGAGGCGGATCGGGCTATTTTACTGGCTGCTGGTCACGGGAATATCTCAAGGGGTTATCATGAAGTCTTATCGTTTTACGCGTATTTCTATAGGCTAGGCTATAGACCCCATTACCCTAGAGAAAGTCTCGAAGTAAGTATTTGTATTGATAGGAATGATTCTCAATTACGCAAAGAATGGTGGAATAACAAAAGTTACAAAGAGAGGCCAGAGCTAAACGGTATCGAGGATTGCTCAGAATCGCCGTAGAGCGCATGAAATGGTGCGAACCGAGGATGGTCTCCAATAGAGAGAGACAATAGACTGTAGGCAATCTAATGGAAGAATAAACAATCGAAGGGCAGGGTAAAAGGTTAAGTAGAAAGAGGGAGCGCAGGCACGTCAGCCTCCCCATATAGTGAGTGCCCACTAACGTTAGTGTTCACTAACATTAAGGCCAAAAAAAAGGGGCGGATGCCCCTAATGGTTTACTGTCGAAAAATTATCACTATCAACGCTGCCAGTGCCAAGATTATTTTAATCATATAAACAGCACGAGCAGATAGGCGAGAATCAGGCCGCAGGACATGCCGGTAAGTGTCCAGAGTAGGTTATCCATTACGCTGCCTCCGCTGTTGATTCGTTGATATAGTGGCTGGCGATGTCATACCAGCAGACTTCGCGCAGTGCGCTGTTGAACAGGTCGGCGAACATGCCTTGCGACGGGATCACCTGCTCTGCCAATTCGGTATAGTATGCTTCCATTTCCTGCGCCAGATCGTAGGTATCGGCAATTTCTGCCGCCCGTTCTGCCCAATAGTCCGCCGCGCCATCGTTGTCAATCCACAGTGCGACAAGCCAGGTTTCGTAGTTTTTCCATCCGTTGTAGCTCATGGTATTTTCTCCGTGAAGTCGTGCAACACGCACGCAGCAGCGCCCGATTAAGACGCTGCGACTTGCCTGCTACTCAATCGCCATACATGTCTCGCAATTCTCTGGACAATGCGCGCAAGTTTTTGCTGTAATTCCATGATGTGCAATCAAGATAGCCATCAGCAGAGTAGCGACCGGCATATTGACGGCCGCAATATGTAAACGTCTCTGGATCGCCGGCCCCTCCACATTCTGAGCATCTGATACTGCCGTCTTGCATTGCGTCACGGATGTCGTTAAATGGTCCGTCTGCCCATTCATGAGCATAGATCGTGCAACCACATTTTGCACAATCGCATGAATACAATGCGCCTTTTTTAGTGATATACATCTGCATAAATGACATGGTGTTTTTCCCGTGAAAGAAATGCCGGAGACCGTCCGGCGGCTGGACATCTTAAATTAAGCTAATATTCTACCGTCCAACGATAGTCTCTCTCGCCGTTTTCATCGGTAGCATATTCCCCGGCGACTTTCTGGATAGCATCCCACGCGGTATCTGCCCAAGCATAACCCCA